GCCGCATCGTATTACACGGTAGCGGCAACTCCGAGCGTCTTTAACGTGGCGCTTACAAACATCACTGGGTTTCCTGTTTCAGTAAACTTGTCAATTTCAGCCTCTGCTACAGTACCTACAACAAGTGAATATCTGGAGTTCCAAACAGTTATTCCACCCAACGGCGTGTTAGAGCGCGGCGGTATCGTTGCAACAACAGGCAAGTTTGTGGTTGTCTCTGCTACTACAGCAAGCGCAATCAGTATTAACGTCTACGGATACGAGGGTTAAAAATGTCACGTTCAATTCAACAATTCCCTGCTACATCTTCTTCAACAAGCGTTGTTGAGGTCGCGACTAACACTGGGTTTACTGCTGGTGACTTGGTTTACTACCAGAACGGAGACTACAAAGGCGCTCCGAATATGACTTTGCCAAGTTCTGCAAATTTTCCCGCAACCCAAACGCTTCCCACAAATCCTACTGACTGGATTTACAGCACCACAGCACCGGGACAAGGCACAAACATTTATGGCGGGTCTGTCAATAAAGGCTCGGCAGTATTAAGCGATGGTAATGTGGTTCACGCTTTTGCTAGCGCAAGTCAGTACATATATTTTAGAGTTATTGACGTTAACAACACCAACATTGTTTCAGCTACTTTAGTTTCTAATGTTTTTGTAACTAATTCCACTTGTTCAAATGTTGGCGTTTTGGCGTTGACAAGCGGTAACTTTGTTGTGTACTGGGTAAACGCCAGTGGCGGTTCTACTAATAGACTGTGTTACGCCATTTATACAAATGCTGGTGCGCCAGTGGTCGCGGCAGTGCAAGATACGACTTTAGATTTTGCTTCTTCTGTTCTTAACCTCAATGGCGTAGCTCTTCCAAACGGTGGTTGGGTTATAGTTGGTGGAAACGGAACTCCTACCGTAATCCACAGGGGGTACACTTTATCTGGCTCTACAGTGACTCCGACATATGCTGCGACCACTTTGCTCACCTTACAAACTGCACAAGCTTATATAGGTATAGCGGCTAGAAGCGACAGCTCGTTTATTATTATCTACCCAACCACCATTACGGCTTACAATTATTACCTCTATAGCTCTGTTGGCGCGGCAATTACTAATAGCCAAATTACACTCTCAACCTCAGTTTCACCTGTATGTGATGTTTCTATACTATCAAACGGGACAACTTTTGTACTTGCATATAAAAGCACAACTGGGGCAGGTACACCGTATCCAGCCTTTAGATTTTTACCCACAGGAAATGTGATAGGTTCTGAGTTTGCCATACCATATCAAAATATAAATGGTTCGCAAATATCTAACGGCACCATGCCCATAAACGTGCTTGGTTTAAGCAACGGTAATTTACTGCTTACTTTCGCAGACTACGCTAACAGTACTAACGCTAACACGGGGTTTAACTACGCTGTATTTAACTCATCAGGCACTGCGGTAATCGCCACAAATTCAAATGGTGTAATTCCACTTCCAATAAATTCAGTGCCCATGAAGGCACAGGTATGTTTAACTTTGTTGGAAACGTCAACATCTATTTTTGTTTGTTTCCCTTCGGCGGCGGGAAGAACTTCCGCAACAGTAGCTTCATCGTACTACTTCAAACTCAGCAAAACCACGTACACGCTTTTAACAGAAAACGGGGTTTCTACAACTGTTGGTTCGTCAGTAGCAGGTGCATCTGGTCTGGGTTATGGAAGAACTACGCCATCAGCTCTTGCTGTTTCAGCGGCATCATCAGGAACCGTATCTGCTCAGACTTCTACGTCTTACACACTACCCCCTTCAATTGTTTACGCATCCCAAATTAGTTCAACATCAGCGGCAACTTTGCCCAACGGTAATTTCCTGATTGCTTATAAAGATTACGTTACAAACATAGTTTACGTTTCGGTGTTCACACCTTTGGGGGATTTGCTACAAACAATAAATGTTGGCCTTGGTTATGCATATACTCCTGCAAATCAGATTTCCGTATGCGCTCTATCATCTGGTAAATTTGTTGTTTCTTTTTCCCCTTCAGGCAGTGTTTCAACGCTTACCAACGCGATGTATTCCAGCTCGTATGCGTTAATAAACACCTCTACTATAACTTCATTATCATCTGGCGGAGTTGGGGGTGGTCGCGGTGTTTCATCGGCGGGTTTGTCTAATGACCGTTTTGTTGTCGCGGCTTTTGACAGTAACAATTACCCTAACGTCTACGTTTTTAATAATACAAACACATCAATTTACAGTACCATTCTTATATCAACTTCTTGTAACGGCATATCTGTAGTCGCCAATGATTGGGGTGGTTTTTACACTCAAGTTTATGACAGCGGAAGCGCGTTAATTCGTTTCTATGGGTATTACAACTCTACTGGAAATACTTACGCTCAACAAGGCAATTTAAACACTACAGGCAGTGGTAATAATTTCCAGACCAAACTTATATACGAAAACGGCATAATTTACGGTTTGGGCTATAACGGCGGTAATTATGTATATAATTTTTTTGAAGATATGGGTAGCTCACCATCCTCAAGCTCAGCTATAAATGCCACATCCCAACTCAATAATTATTACGGTGGAATACTTGGTGTTACTGGTTTAGGTAATCCTTTATTGTTTTACCCCTCAAATACATCAAACACAAACAATATTACGGGTTGGACTAATGGTGCACAGCAAAGCGGTAGCTGGTCAACGGCTATGATTACGTACCCTAATAACTCTTTTCTGTCTACAGCAACGATTTCATATTCAACAAGTTTTGGGAGTGGGTTAAATGCCGTTTCAACGCCCGGAGTTGGAAACAACGTTGTTTTGGCATGGGCTGACACAAGCGGGTTCTTGCAATACGCAATTGCAAACGTTATTCCAGTGAGCGCGTCTACTACTGTAACTGCGGGAACATCGTCATCCCTTGGTATTGTCGTGTCTCCGGTTACTTCAGCAGTTAACTCATCAGTAATTGGTGGTGTTTTTTCTGGGGTAGCCGCAACAACTGCCACTGCTGGTTCAACGGGTCAAGTTATTGTGAACGGCGCGGCGCAACTCAACGCAAACTACACAAGCACAAGCTCTGGTGTTGTTGACCACCAAGGCGCGGGTGTGAACGGTATACGCGGTACGTTTAACGGCAGACTCATCAATATGCAGGGGAATACATAATGGCAATTCAAACAGTTAGTCAAGTCTACAACCCCGTGACGGGAGTTTTTGGAACGGGCAATGTGCAGTTTTTTTCTGCATCTGGCACATGGATTGTCCCGCAAGGCATAGGTAAAGTCCGAGTTCGTTTATGGGGTGCTGGCGGGGCAAGTAATCAAGCGGCCAGTTATTACGGCGGCGGTGGAGGCGGAGGTTTTGCCATGAAAACCATCTACGATTTAACTGGAGTTGCGTCTATACCCGTCTCTGTTGGTGCGGGAGCGCTGACTGGAACTTACGGTTCTGGAGGTGCCGCTTTTCAAGCAGGGGCTTCATCTTTTGGATCTTATTGCTCGGCTACAGGAGGGTCTTACGGAGCAGGTAGCGATGTAAATATTGGTGGTACGGGGGTTGGCGGAGACTTAAACAGAACTGGCGGTAAAGGATGGTTTAACGCGGCTGTCGGTACTTCTGCAGGTGGTGGTGGAGCCGCAAGTTATTTTGGAAATGGTGCAGATGGTACAAATACTGCCACGCCCAGCCCTTCCAAAGGCGGTGGAGGTGGCGGCAATGGATTTAACACCACATCCTCGGCGGCTCTTTCAGGCGGGTCTGGTTTTATGACCATAGGCGGATTTAATATTACTGGTGGAACTGCTTTTACGTCAGTCCTGCCACAAGCGATGCCCGTGCAAACAGGGTTCTCAATTGATTTTATTGGTTGTGGAGCTGGTGGAGCGCCTACCCAAGCTGGAATTAACGGCGGTGGTGGGGGTTTTAATTGTTCTGGTGGATTCCCCGGAGGCGGTAGCGCATATTCTTCAAGTAGTGCCCCGTATCTCACTAGTGCTGGCGGTTTAGTTATTGTGGAGTGGTAAAAATGAAATACGCAAGAATTAACGAAGGTTCGGTTGTAGAAATTTGCACCCCTGTTCCGGGGTTCACCATTCATCAATGCTTTCACGCTGACTTGGTTAAAGATATGGTGGCTTGCGCAGATGATGTGCAATCTGGTTGGTCATACAACGCGGAAACAGGGGAGTTCACTGCTCCTGCTGAACCAGAACCAACACCAGAGTAAAGCATGGCCGCAGAAGCAATGACATATGACAGCCTCGTTGAGGATGTCATAACATACTCTGAGCGTAACGACGCGTCGTTCGTCTCACAAATTCCTCGGCTGATTATGCTCACCGAGCAGAGCATTGCCGCGGAAATTAAAACACTGATGCAGTTGAACGTGGTTAACACCACGCTCACCGCAACCGACCCCGTGCTACAAAAACCAGCACGGTGGCGCAAAACAATTAGCATGAAGATTAACGGACAGCCCGTCCTTAACCGTTCAATGGACTACGTAACACAGTTCCAAACAGAGTCCAGTAACGGACAGCCTTTATACTACGGAGACTACGACTATGATCACTGGGCTCTTGCTCCAATTCCAAACAGCGCTTACCCGCTTCAAATTATTTATTACAGCCGCATTCAGCCGCTTGATGTCGAAAATCAAGAAAACCTCCTAACCCGTGAGGCCCCTCAGGCCTTGCTGTACGGCACCCTGTTGCAGGCCCAAGGTTTCTTAAAGAGCCTCGACAAGATCCAAGTGTGGAAGACGTACTACAACGACGCAATTGCCGCGCTCAAAGGTGAAGACCAACGCCGCATGATTGACCGTAGCGCAGTAAGACAGGAACCTTAAATGCCAACATACACTTCCCCGTTTACAGGAAACGTAATCCAGCCCACGGACGTAAGTTACGTGGCAATTGCGCTATCGGGCACGGTACAGCTTTACTGGCCACAGTACGTCAGCACGGCGGGCCAGCAGGTCAGCGCCCGTATCATTGACGTTGTGTCCGCCGCCGGTGGTATTTTAAAACTACCTAACGCACAACAGGCCTCTGTTGGCGAAGACATTCTGTTTCGCAACCAAGGCGCTAACGCGTTCACGGTGTCTCGTTCTGACGGCACTGGGTCGTTCACGGTGCCAGTGGGTCAGGCGTACTACACGTACCTGACAAACAACACCACCGCGGTGGGCGTGTGGCAGACCGTGGCGTTCGGTGTAGGCACGTCCTTTGCAGACGCCGCCACACTGGCAGGCAACAGCACAGCGGCCATTCTAGGCAAGCTGGAAACTACAATCGTCACCAACGAGTTCTCTTCCTCACCACCAATTACCGACGCATCACGCGCGCAGTGTTTTGTGTGGACCGGCGGCGTGGGCACGTTCACACTCCCCGCGGTGTCTTCTTTGTCCACGGGCTGGTACATTCTTGTGCGCAACAACGGCTCTGGCGCGCTCACAATCAACACATCCGCTGGTGGTTCAACCATCGACGGTTTGGCCAGCTTGGCGTTGCCCCTCGGTGACTCGTGCTTTATCTGCGTCAACCAAGACCCTGTTAAACAAGACTTCTTTACCGTTGGCCGTTCACGCCCCAACAGCCTGACGTTCTCCTCTGCCACGTACGACGTGGACGTGGTGGCGGGTGGCACACTGAGCTTGGTGTCAAACACGCCAATCATTCAGCGCTACACGGCCTTGAGCGGCACGCGAACAACCAGCCTGTTGGTTGTGTTGCCTGCGGTGACTCAGGTGTACTACATGTTGAACGACACCAACCAAAGCGGTTACAACGTGACGTTCCAAGTGTCTGGAAGCGCACAGCCTCCGTTCTCTTTGCCGACCTCCACTCAAGTTATTGTGCTCAGTGACGGCTCAAACCTGTACCCACTGATTCAAAGTAACATCGGACAGTTCTTGGCCAACCGGGGCACTGCCGCGGCGCCAGCGTTCACGTTCACACTGGACCCGGTTACAGGCATGTACTCGCCCAGTAACAGCCAGTTGGGCTTCTCTGTTGCAGGTACCAACATTGTTACAATGGACGCAACCGCCGGCGCGGGCAACTACGTGACCCGTTTTGTGGGGCGCGTGCAGGCTGACCTGATCTCTGGTGGGGCGTTCTAATGGCGACTGAACCGGCTAAAATCTTCACCCTATTTGTGAAGCCCGGTATTAAGCGGGACGGCACACGCTTTGAGGCTGACGAGTATAACGACGGCAAGTGGGTAAGGTTTCAGCGAGGTAAGGCAAAGAAGATTGGCGGCTACCGTCAAATGTTTGCCTCCCCCACCGGCATCCCGCGTGGGATGATCACCAACTCACTGAACGGCGTTAACTACATCTACGCGGGCAACTACAAGGGTATTGAGGTGTTTAACACCGGCACCGACCAAGGTGTGGGTGTGGGCCCGTTTCCTGTTGAGTTTAACAAAACCTACGTGGTTGTTCAGGTCAACACTTCGCCCATGACAATTCACGTCAAAGGCAACCATGTTGCTGTGTTCCCAAACCCCACAACGTTCTGGGCGTACAACACATCTGGTGTTCGTACAAACTACACAACCAACACAACACCGACATACCACAGTTCCGGCAATTACACTCAGTTGCATTTGGTATCAATCACAGGAATGCCAACCGCGGTGCCGTTTGAGATATACAAAACAACCACTTTTCCTTCAAGCAACCAACACCTGTGGCAGTTTGACATTGCGTACGATTCCGCAGGCACAGGCAACTCTAAGCTGTTGGCCCACCCCGGTCACAACCTAGACAACATTGACTCTGGCGTTAACACATCACTGTACGCCGGTAACTTCTTACCAGACCCCACGACAAACAGATACGTGCTAACGGAGGTGGTTGACTCTACTGGCACAACACCAACGTACCTGCCAATTGACGCAAGTGGTGGTGTTGTGGTGCTTCACCCGTTTGTGTTTGTGTACGGCAACTTTGGTTTGTTACGCAACAACAACGTCATCTTTAACTCACCCACAGCCAACGTGCAAACGTTCAGTGACTGGAACGGCACCCTTGCGAATGAGGTGAACGTAACGGCCGGCAAGATTGTGCGTGGCTTTCCCATTCGTGGTGGTACGTCATCCCCCTCTGGCCTCTTCTGGGCCACAGACTCTTTGGTGCGTGTGTCATTCACAGGCCAAACGCCCTACTACTGGCGCTACGACACAGTGTCTAACCAGACGTCTATCATGTCGTCTAGCTCTGTGGTTGAGATGGATGGCACCTTCTTTTGGATGGGTGTTGACCGGTTCTACCTGTACAACGGCGGCGTTAAGGTATTGCCCAACGACAAGAACGTTAACTACCTGTTTGACAATATTAACTTTGGCGCGCGTCAAAAGGTGTGGGCCACCAAGGTCCCACGCTACAACGAGATCTGGTTCTTCTACCCACGTGGCACGGCAACAGAGTGCACGGACTGCATTATCTTTAACGTCAAGGATAATATCTGGTACGACGCGGGTGAGGCTGACGGTGCGCGCAGGTCTTGTGGCTACGTGACCGAGGTGTTCCCAAGGCCCGTTTGGGCGGGATGGGATTTCACTGGCCAGCTTGGCCAGACCTACACACTGACCTACGGGCCAAACAGGGCCACATCGCCCGTTACAACCGCCTATCAGGTGATTGCCCCGGGTGACCTGACAACCAACCCGGCTGGCAGTTTCATGGTGTTTAACACGCAGATTGGTGAAACGTTTGTTTCTGCCAACCAGATCACCGCGGCGGTGTTTACAAACAACTCCTCTGGTGGTTACACCACGATGACCTTTGCTGACATTGTGCCTGCCACGGTGGTTGCGGGAAGCACCATGTCACAGGCCACAGGTGGCTACGTGATCTGGGAGCAAGAGTT